GTTCCTCCGGCTGTGGCTTCCGTTGTCGAATCACCATAGCCATTTGCTGACGGCAGATTGCTATTGCTGCCCGCTGCCATCTTGCGAAAGATCGCAAAACAGCTCACGACTTGCTGCTGCACCAGCTTCGCGAAATTGATGTCTTCAAGCATTCCGGAAACGCTAAAGACTGGAGCTAATTGAGTGACTCCTCTAGTTGCTCCGACTCGCTTCGGATTATAGACGTGAAAAACCTGTCGAATTCCATCTTCGTTTCTCACATCAACCGGAGTTACTTCTCCAAACTGTCCGTATTGGCTCGTTTCTTCAGCAACGTGGTATTGCACACGACGGCCAACATTATCTGTTGTCACGCCGAGAAACGTATCTTCCGTTTTGCTTAGTGTGCGTATCAAGTGCCCTTCCAGCACCTGAAATGCGCCGTCTTCCGTCCCTGTGATAATAATGTCACCGTCTACGGATTCAGACCTGCACGCCTGTCGCTCGATCTCTTTCCATGTGTACTCGCCAGCAACATCACATGAGTCTGGGTCATTGGAAAGCTCCTCCCACCATGCCCACAAGTCCTGATCAAGAGCCTTATCACTGGTCTTTGGGTCGAGCGTGAAGCCGCTTTGAACGATGTTATCGACGCGACGGTCAGCCAGAATGCCGACAAGTGCGTCGTTGCGGTCCATGTCGCGGGCCTGCTCGATCAGTTCGTAATAGGATTGCTCCGTTCGGAAGTGATAGTCAGGGCCTGCGCCCATTGGAGCAACGCCAGTCCGACGACGGACGAATCGACTGTAGCGTGTCGCGTCGTAGTCGGCTCGAATGTCATTGAATGCCGACTGAATCCCCTTCGATTTTCGGCTCATCGGAAGTTGACTCCCGCGCCAAGAAATCGAACGCCGCCTACAGTTGCTCCAGTATCGTTCGCTGCAACGTATGCCTGCGCCCGATTGTGCATGTCATCGACGTAATTCTTTCCAATTGACAAAGAGCTGCTCTGGTTAGACGCAGACTCTGCGCGAAGTATCAACCAGCGCTTTGCGGCAGTAATAAAACTCTTTGCACGCGAAACGCTGGCAACTTCTTCAAAATCTGCGTATTCCAGCAGATCAGCTTCGATGTCCGCGATAACCATGACGCCAAAGCTAGTGCGTCATTTGTTTCGCGTCTACGAAATCCGAAAATCGGGATATTTACTTCCTCGCAAACCACATAGCCCCAAAGAAGAACGCCACAAGCCCCGCTAGAATCATTCCGCCTCCACCATATCGCCAGCAGTCGTAATAGAAGTCATCAGCCGGAGTGCTCGAAACTGATGAATTTGCAATCAATCCTCCAGCAATCGCCAATGCACCTCCGCCAACCAACATAAACCCCGATGCTGTTTTGCTCATGTCTTCACTTCATTCTCAATAATCCACAGCAGGGCCTTGGTCTTGTCGGTCACGAGTGTGCCGTCTTGTAATTTGGCACCAATGTCCTGCAGGTGGCGAATCTTGTCACTCATGATTTTGCGGTGCTTTTGTGGCAAAAGCACGTCTAAACGCCGCACATGTTCCAGCGAATATGTGTAGTTTTCAGTGACGTGAACGCTGGCTGCTGTTGCTTGGATCGAAACTTCGGTCTTTGAAACAGTCGTCGACTGATTTTCAGCAGTTTCCGTAAGGTCCACTCGTGGTAGCGATTTCGCCATTTCATCTCTCCGTAACAAGAAAAGGTTGCCCATGCGGATTCATGAGCCGTGATTTCGGTTCTGGCCTTGCTTGCGGCTTTGGCGGCTCTGGATCTTCTGCCACCAATCGCAGGCCACAGCATCCCGCTGCTGCACATGCCAGTGCGTAGGCGTCAAGCCAGTGGTTGTTGTTCTTGTCGCTGACTACCCAAACTCTTTTGTTTAACTTGCCGTCAACTGGCACCAGTTGCTCTGACTCGCTAACTATGTGACGCGCAAACTGGAGATGAAACTTAGGGTCATCTCCTGGCGGATCGAATATCGCCATGCTTCCCGGAATACGAGTAGCATCAATGAATGGGGGAATCAGCAATCTTTCCTGCCCCCATTTCTTCCAGTATTCGGTGTTTACATTGTAAAGCACCATCTCACGATTAAGGCTGTCTTTTGTGTGGTGCGCGTACGCCTCAAGGAAAGGAGTGTGCTCTTTACTTTCTTTCTTGTGTCGGTATCGATCGCGGCTCCATCCCTTCGACGGGTAGAACGGCTTTCCAATCTGACGGCAGAACTCATAAATTGATTCAGTGAAATCGCCAGAGTCAACTAATGCCAGCAGTGGCAACGCATCGCTGAACAACTCAGAATCAGCAAACTCTTTCAGGCTGTCAAGGATAGCCAGTTCAATAGCCTGCGTTGAAGAATGTTTCGAGAGCCCGTGCGTCTCAATGATTCCGTAATCAGTCACCCAACCAACCATCTCGCGAGTGAATGCAACGCGACACCAGTGCGACTTGTACTTTCCAATATCGATGCCCAAAAACTGAAATACGCGATCATCTGGAATCACTCCTTGTTGCAGTCCAGACAACTGACCAGCAACTCGACCAGGCGTCAGCGCAGATCCTTCCGGCTTTTCCTCTTCATCTGGATTGTTCTGATACTCTGCTTTGAACGCACTAAGATTAGTATCTGCGATCTTGTTATACGCTTCCTGAATTGCCGAGTGCACAACCTGCCGACCGTCCGGAAGCGTGATTTCCTTGAAGTTATCCGCCAACATCAGAACGCCAGTATCCATCTGTTCGCGGTTCTTCAGGTAGAACTCAACCGCTTCCATTCCATGACGATCACCAGACTGCTGCGAGCGTCTGCGGATTGCGATGTATTCTTCCCAAAGGTCAGTGCGATCTGGCCAATTTTGAATCCACCCGTACCGTTCGCCCTCCCATGCTGGCTTTTGCGTCGGGTCTGTGAATTGAGCGGAAAGGCAATATGTATTTTGGAGCGTCGTGACCATCACCATTGTCAGTGGTTTTTCTTGCCCCTCCAGCCCTTCAATGTCCTTTTCGATAATTTCAATTCTGTCTTCAATCTGCTGATAACTTTTGGCGGATTCTCGTGTTTCCGGGTCGTCAATAATCAGGCAGTCGGGCCTATCGTCGTCGATGTTCAATCCTCGGAATGCGGCGTCGAGTCCAGCATAGGCCATTTTAACGCCACCGAATGGAGACCAATCCTTTCCGAGTGACCTAAGGTACTGATTTGCGTTCCCTGGAACTCGGGGGAGTCGCAGGAAATCAGTTGAACTCCAATTAATATGTGTCAAGTGCCCGTCTACGTGTTGCCGCGACGCTCGTTGTGGCGCACCTTCCAGATGCCTGACCGGTGCGCAAATTTCTGGAAAGTCTTCAAGCAGCAGGTCGTTGTTTGCCCATTCGCTTCGATAGTCGCGATAAATACGACCAGCAAGATTTGTCGTCGCACAGATTGGAACAATGAACCGCACTAATTCTGCTGCCGTCGCATAAATCAGCATTCCCTTTACTATGGTTGACTTTCCACGGCCTCGTGGAGCTGCCACGGCTTTTTTCCCGCCCGTTGTCGCTCGGTCATGTATCGTTTGGATAATACGCCGATGCACCTTGCCAAATTGCTGTCGGAACTTTTTTGGAAGGTATGTTCGCAAGAATCGTTCGGGATCTGTAAGGCACTGCTCACGACGTTGAGGATTGACGCATTCAGGAATTTCGATACGAGCGGATTCGCTTCTGCGTTGTCGCTTTCTGCTTGCATCTTCATCCCTCTCCGACAATGGCCTCTGCGATGCTCTGCGCTTCAGTTCCGCCAGTGCTGCTATCTGCTTCTCGCGCGGCAGCTTCGATAACACAGAGATCAATGCCGAGTTCGGCAGCGATTCCAGGAAGCTGATCGTTTCTTGTGATAACACGAACATCAATTGCCTTGTGTTCATCTTTCTGATTTTGCGCCGTCATTGAAATCAACGCCTGAATCGCGGCAGTCTGTACTGATTCCTTTTCTGCGTAGTCACGCAACTGGCAGCATCGATCGACCGTCTTTTGCATTTCTTCCGGTGGTATGTTCCACCTTTGTTTCACAGCTCTGTTGTACAGGCGAGCCTCCTGCTTTGGCGTCATGCTTCCCCCTTACCCCGCGCCGGACTGTGTGTTTTGAAATTCGGGGCTTTGCCGAC